CGACGCTCCGATGTAAGACGAACCAACCGTTTTGGGAACGTCCCACGCAAAAGGAGTTGGTGAAATTGTAACCGTAACCGGACTTCCTGCGTTCCAGTAAAGACCGTCCATTGTTTGACCGTAACCATAGAACGTGTATGTGCCAGTTGGATAGAAAAACGAGCCACTTACCGAATACGGAGGTGTATATGTGCGCCCAAAGCTGTATGCAATTCCGCTTGGTGGAATAGGCGTACCTGTTGAAAGCTCCATTGATATGCCAACATCTAAATAGTTGGGATTTGATAGTCCTCCGATTGTGAAAGATACAACCCCACCGCTTGCGCTTAACGATAAAGTAGCCATTAGGCGAACACCGCCGTTCCTATTGCAGAGCCGTTATGTAGTAACGTGCCGATTATGTTTATCGTGCCACCCGTTTTGCCTATATCCACGTTTCCGCTTGCTGACGAACTGGTGCAAATGTAGATTTTCCCACTTGAATCAATTGCCATATTCCCAACGCCGAATATTTTAAGAGGAAAATCAGAAAACATATTTTGCAACACCGCTTTGCCGTCATAAATATTAAAACTTGCTTTTGGCAGGCTTGTACTTGGGTCGTATGGGTCTGCGTAAAGCTCAATCGTGCCATCATGTATTGTGGCATAATAACCGCCTGCGCTTTTGCTTTCCATCTTGCCACCATCAATAATGGTGTATGAACCTGTTTCGTCAGCGACTCTCATGCCGTCAACGGTTACGGAAAGGCTTGTAAGGTCACCTGCCAAATTGCCAACATCAAGCGTCAAACCTTGTGCGGTAACATTTAGCTCGGTAACATCACCCTCAATATCCGTAAACACTTGGTTTGTTTCTTTGTTTAAGTTTGCAAGATTCAAACCGCCCTGTATCATCTTTGATACTTTGCGATTAAAATCATTTAACTTTTTTAGCTCAAGTTCAGCAAGTGTAAATGTTCCGTCGGTGTTTTTAACTCCGTGCAATTCTGGCGGGTCTAAATATGAACTTGTTGTGTTTGTACCCATATTTAATCCTCGTCGCTTTCATAGGTTAGTTCGGGAGCGGTTAATTCAAACTTTGAGCCAGATATGTTTGAAAACTTCATTTTGAATCTGCGACCCTCCAAATTGCACGAAAGCGTATGCAACTTTCCGTTTGCGTTCAATGTCACATTCTTTGTTTTGGTCTTATTGTCAAAAGTCACATCGACTCGCAACATTCCGTTGCCTTTTGCATAAAAGTACAATTCGTCAGCTGTTTTGGCAACTCTGTAAGCATCTAAATCCTGCCACGGAGTTTCCCAAAATGACACAATGTTTGTTCCATCAAAACTCGTTGCGTTTTCGTCAATGTGATATACAACCGCACCGCTTGAAAAGAGTAGTTTATCTTCGTACTCCACAAAGTCTGTGACTGATACACCACGCCATATCATCAGCGTGCTATTCAGCAAGTCATACACGAACATTGCGTTATTGGTTGTGGATGTACCCTCCGGAAACGCACAATATAGTTTTTGCTTGTAGATTATGCTGACAGCATTTTTTGCGTAGGCTTTGTTAATAACAATGTCTTTTGCTTTGTCACCGAGTAAGTTATAAGCCGAAACACCGCCGTAGTAGTACAATCCATCTTTAGAAAGGAAGAACGCGCGGTCACTACCCGATACGACTGTTTTCTCTGCGATTGCGCCAACTGTTGAATAAACTTGTTTGACCTCATATTCAGCGGGATATGTACCAAGAATTCTGCAAATGGTGTTTGTTTTGAAGATAACAACATCATCGAAAATGTTTGAAATACCCAAACACACGCCACCGTCCCATGTTGGAACATTTATAACGCCTGCGCCGTCCTCTGATTTAACCCAGTTTTCGGGGCCGAGGTGTCCATCTCCAATAGTGTCAGAATAATAAACACTATTCGGAGTAGCCTTAACGCCTGTTCCCCATACTCTTTCGGAGTGAAGAGTAAGCGATTTCATTTTCGGAGGACTACCGCCTAAGTCTGCAAATGTCGTGCCATCCCACTTTTTAACATTGTCCGAACCGTTGCCCATGATGATTACATCGGTTGCTGATATTTGGTAATTGAAATAATCCCAATCGCCGTTTGTCAGCCCTGTTGCAAGCGCAGCCCACGCCGAGCCTGTCCAGTAATATATTGCCGTTGCGGTCGCCGCCAACAAATAAGATGTCACCGCGCCAGTGGTTGTGTTGTTCTTGTAAAACTTCATCAAGCGAGTTATTCCCGCAGGTGCAGCCGTTGCAATATACTTTGAATATCCATCAATTGTTTTCAGCGTTCCGCTTGCAATCTCAACATTCTGTGCGTTGCGTGACTGATTCTTAGAAAGCACGCTATCGTCTGCGGATTGATTTAAACCGCCCGCAAAGTTGTCTATTTTAAAAGATGCCATTTAATCACCATCCAGCCGATTCAGATTTGTAAACATCTTTAACCGTTCCGTTATCGTCGGTTGGCAAAACACCCTTGAGTGCTTCTCTGTATTTTGCTTCCCACAATGAAGCCTTTTGCACAGACGATGATGTACCCTTAATCTCGTAATATGTTTGCGCCGCGCGATAACACAAAATGCGATAATCAACTATGTCTGGGAACGGATATGCGTCCGCGGGCAACTCCATATCAATTGGTATGTACTGATACTTAACAGCCACAGAAACGCTTGCAGGGGCTTCACAGTAGACTGTGGAAGCGTGTTGTTCGGTGTTAATCGGTGCGCCGTTATATGTAACGCCAATAAGTCTAAAAAACGTCTTTGTTGTTGCGTTGACAGCAAAAGAAGAATAGGCATCAAGTGCAATATTTTCCGTAAAGTACAGCGGATAATGCTTCCGCGCAATTACGTTCTTTGCTTCATTCAGTGCGGACACAATACGGCTTTCAATAATCGTGCTATCGTCCTCATCTGCAAAGTCCACCTTTACATAATCGGCGGTCTGGTCTATTAGAGTTTTTAAAGTTGTAGGCATTTATTCACCGCCTTTTGAATGTTCTTCTCTATAATGTTTAAGCAACTGCCCCTGCGTTTCGCAGGTGAAGTCACACTTTTTGCAATGTCTTAGCTTTATTTCATCGGTTGTTTCAATTTCTTCCGTTGTTTCCGTTGTTATAGGTGTTTCCGAGATTATGACTTCATCATATTTGAATTTGGCAGATAGCTTTGAAATCAGCTTTTCATCATTGGTTGAGAACTCGCCGTTCTCGTCGAATTGGCACACAAAAACTCTTTGTTTGTGCGAATTTTCGCCAAATGTGTGTTTCTTGCGCATTTCATACACCGCTAAATGCGGTTCTGCATAAAATTTCATTGATACTCTCCTTGTGGAAAAGGGGCGGTTTTTATGCCGCCCCCATATTTCGTTTAGCCCTTAGGAAGATTGACAGCCTTAACCGTGAGGGTGTGGTCTGTCTTGAGCTTCTTGCCGGAAGCGGGGGTGATTGTCAGCACAAACTTGCCACCCTTTTTGTACTTTGCACTTTCGGGGCAGACGATTGCACTAACGCCCTGTGCGACAGAGCCAGTGAGTGCGGCAGCGGGTGCGGCATAGCTGTCGCCAATCGCAAGCGAGTAAGTTACTGTGCCGTTTGCGGTAGATACGTTGTTGATTTCGATATAAAACCCACTATCTCTAACGGGAGTAATATCGAACACTTCTGCGTCGCCTGCGGTATCGACGGTTGCGGCGGTTGCAGTGGAAACCTTGCCCGCATTGATAGTTGCGGCAATAGTTGTAATTGCAGTATTAGGCATATTGTTTTACCTCCTTATATGGTTGTTTCGGCAGCATAGGACGCCTTGAGAACAACGAGTTCTTTGGGACGCATAACCTTAGCGCCGTACAGGTGAAGTCCCTTAACAGCGTCAGAGAACGCGTTTTCGGGACGATATGCTTCGGTCTTGCTGAACTGGTCGGCAATTGCAATAGCCTTGCGAGTACGCAGGAAGCAATAGTCATATGTGCCGTCGTTGTAAACGCCGTTAGACATATAGACCTTAGTGCCGAGAGATGGGATAACGCCACTGAATCCGCTCTTAAGCACTCCATCGTTGGGGGTCATGAGCTTAATGTCGGCAAGTAGGAGTTTTTCAAGAAAAGAGGGGGAAACCTCAAGATATATTTCCTCGCCCTTAGGCACGTTGTAGCCCCATAGAGTTTTGAGAGCGGCAGTTATCTTGGAAATAACGGTTGCACTCGACAGGTTTGCACAATCGATAGTGGTCTTTGCGCCGCCGTACAGTCCATAAATGAAACTGTCCTCGGTTTCTGCGAGTGCGGCTGCGGCTTCCTGCATTGTGGCGGACATGATGTTGCCCTTGCCCTGACGCTTGTCGACGTCGTCAATCTCAAATGCGAAGTAGTCAGATTCCGTAATAGGAAGCGTCTGGCTGTTGTCGTCAAGATTTTCGGGGGTTATGGTTGTGGAATTCTTTATGTATTTTCCGACCGTGGGGCGAGAAACGCCGTTGATACGAACCGTATCTCCCACATCCTTGATGTCACCCTCAAAGTCTTTCCAGCACAGCCCTGCGGCAACGCAGGCGCGCTCACGCTCACGCTGAATTTTCTCGCTCCATACGGTTGGAATAAAGTTGTTATAGCTCATTAATTAATCACCTTTCTTATTACGCCCATCGGTTCATGGACGCTTCAATTTTGTCAAAATTTTTGTGTACTTCTGCGGAGGACATTGCGGCCACTTGGTCTTTAGAGTAAAACTCTGGTTCAGCAGAGCTTGAGCCGTTAACGCTTCCAGAAGATGTGTTCGCGTTCTTTGTGTTCGCTTCTGCGGTTTGTTTGCCGAGCGCAATGTTTTTTTCCTTTTCAATCGCTGCTTTGGCAATATGTTCCGCATAGGCGTACTTGAGCGGTATGCTTTTTTCTTGAGCAATGCGAAATACATCGGGGGGGATTTCGTCGGTAGGCGAAAACTCTTTGCCGTTAACCTCTTTGAAGAAATCAAAAAATTCGGTGTTTTCAGCTTCCTGTTTCGCCTTAGACTGAAATGCAGCCTTTTCCGCTTCACGTTCTGCAAGTAGAGCGTCACGCTCGATAATTGCTCTCGCTGCGTCGGGGTCTTTGCCCTGATTTACAAGCGCGTCAATCTTCGACTGGTCGTCTACCGCTTTCCAGTAAGCGTCCTCGGTCTTAATCGGGTTTCCGCTTCCGTCTACCCAACCAAACTGTGCGGCGCGTTTAGCAAACTCGGTATCTCTTGCCGCCTGTTTCTGCTCAATTTCCGCTCTGACCCTTGCTTCGGCTTCCTTGCGCACTTTGGCAAACTGTGCATTTTCTTCCTTGCTCTGCGCGGAAGTTTCCTGCGCTTTTTCTGCCTGTGCGTCCGTGGTTTGATTACTACCCTCTGTGGTCTGCTCCTGTTCGCCGTTCGTGGCTTCGGCGTTATCCGCATTTACGGTCTCGACAGTTTCAACCTGTGTTTGTGAGCTTTCGTCACTCACTTGTCCGTCGTTAACCGGAGTTAAATATTCGTCCATAAAGGTTTCCTTTCGTGTTTACATTTGTGTGTTTGGGGCTTGCTGTTGTGCTTGTGCTTGTCCCAAAAACTCTTGAATTACTTGCGCCTTATATTCCTCGGACTGCATTTGCTTTTGCTCTGCCAACTTCTGCTCAAGCTCCATAACAAGTTTGTCTTGGTCTGGTATGGAATTGGGGGGTAAACGCTTGACAAACTGAACGGCATCAACAATGCCTGCGTTGAGCAAACTCTCCATTGTTCTCTTAAGCGCGTCCTCTGTGAGATATGAACCCTCGATAACATCAATTTTGATTCTGAATTGTGCGTCTGCCAACTTTGAAGAATCAAACGTAACCATTTGGCGCTTTCCGTTTTCGTCAATCGAAAGTTGTCTAGGAATCTTGTACTTTTTAAGGTCAAACTCAAGCCATATATAACCAGTGTCCTCTATGAGCTGTGCAAGACTTGCCTTGACATTTTCAAGAGGTACAGCAGAGTTCTTGGAAGCAACAATCATTGCCGATGTGTTTTCCGGCTTTACGTTTCCAAGCGCGGAATCGTTTGCGCCGAGTAACTGCATGGTCTGATTTATTGCCAGTACAATAATGTCAATAACAATATTTGCTATCTGCGCAGGTGGTATCTGATAAACGATATTGGAAAGGCTTGTTTGCTCGTCCACGTTGACCTTGATTACTTCACCAATGCGGTTATTAAGCCCATTAGGTAGTGCGTTTGAATTAATTGCCGTTCTTGGAAACGCCATATCACCAATGTATTTGAACAGTTTTGCAAACGCTTTATCGATTTCAAGCTGATTGTTTACAAGCCCCGTGGCAACAGCCTGTCCGTGATATGAGTTCTTGATTGTGTCCCAGTTCGCCCATGCAACAGGATAAATATCCAGTTCCGTGTCAACCTCTTTGCGTATGTAGCAGTTGCGAACGGATTTGTTAAACATGATTTTGTCGTTGTCATCGACCCACAACTTGATTACATATGTTGCTTTGCCGTACTGCGTTTCACGGTTTTCAAGCTCTTTGCTGCCTCTATCGCCCGCTTGCTCGTTGTATTCAACATCGGGAACAATCATTGTGTTTATTTCATCGTCTTTAAGTCCGTTTTCCTTTTTGTTTGCTTTTGCTTCTTTTCTCAACTTGGAAACGGTTTCTCTGCCAGATATGATGATGTACGGCTGATGCGGTCTACCGTTGACATTGATTCGCGGGTCGTTTGGATTTCCGAGCATGACGTTTACGCCGTCAATCGCTTCTGTGATAAAGTCGCCCATAATCGGAACGGGAACGGAAACAGGCATATCGGTTTCGGGGTCAACAACAGGGTTTCCGTCTTTATCAGTTTGGTATGTTTCACCGCTGAACTGTCCTGTTTTTACGCGTCCATCCCAATATGTGTAAGTAGCCATATCTCCGCTCATTGCGCCATCAAATAGCAAACGCCGAATAACGGAATCCATTTTGAGTTTTTCCCACTTGTCGATAGAGTTTTTAGACAAAACCGAGGCAAGTCGCAAACGCTCTTGCTCCGTTGCATCGTCCGTTTCGTCAGATATGTTTTCGATGATGTAGTTCATCTTCACGGAAGAAGTCATACACGAAGCCACAAAATGCTTGATTATGCGCTGAAACATTGGCAGAATGAACATTGGTAGACCGCCGAGGTTTATGCCGTCCCATTGCTGACAGTTATATACACGCCAGTTGCGGCGAACCGTTGCGTAGTAGTCGGGGCTTAAAGAGTGGTTATACTCAACGCCTGTTTCATATAATTTCCAATCCTCTGTGCATTCGTTGTTTTTCATTTACGACCACCACCCCTCATCCATTCTCGCTCTGTTTCTGTATATCCGTCATTGCGTTCAATCGCTTCATAAATACTCGCTTGTGCGTCGGCTTCTTTGTTTGCTTTGTGTTCCTCAAGTGCGTCTTTAACAACCTTAACGGGGCTTTTAATTGGCTTAGGCTCAATTCCCTTTACGCTTCTCATTCCAAGCCGCAAACCCTCTTTGTAGCCAATCGCAAAGCATAAAAACAGCAATATTGCCAAAACAACGCTTATTATTAAGTCCATTAACGACCTCCCATGAAATCCATGTATGAATCTGTAATTTCTCCGCTGAGATATGTGCTTTTATCGTCTGCCTGACGCTCAAACTCGAAGTTGTACTGTTTTTGCTCTGTGGGTTTGCTAAAACTTCGGAATGGTATTTTCTCTGCAAGCCCGGTGGTTGCGTCGCAAGCGTCGTCATGCTTGTTGTTTCCTCTTTTTACAAAACTTGTTAACTGCCTAAAATATCTATCGTAGTCAGAGCCGGGAACAATTTCCGAATCATCCAAAAAATAAAAGTGTTCCTTGATATATCCGGCGTTCATTAGAATTCGGGTCAACTTGTTCTTGGTGGTCATTTCACCTTGCACAGAACAAGTGTTGTGCTTTTCTTTTAACCCGCGCTTGATATTGCGCGAATATTGAAATCCTCCGTTGTTGTGTTCAATATTCATAACTTGACATTTGGTTCTAATTATTAAGCCGATAACTTGAGGCTCCGTTATTTCGACACCGTCTTTAGTAAAGACAACGTCCGAAATATAGGTATCGTCACCGACCCTGTTTCCAATTAG